TATACCATCAAATAGCATTTGCACTTTCGATTTTGCCAAATAAACCATATCATCATAACATGTAAAAGAAAATGTGAAGGTATTGGAATTTCTTTTCCTGTAAAAAATCCTACCTTGAAAAATTTCAACAGGTTCAGATTCTTCCGTTTCAGCGTAAGATAAATAAATAAAACCACCTACTTTTAAATCCAAGGCGGTAAATGCGCTGTCTTTATCTACAGTATTATAAACAATCTCAAATTCAAGCTTTCTTGCTGCTTGTTCACTATCACCGCTCCATGTCCATTTCGTTACAAAATTTGTAATATCAAAATCAGATAGTGGTTCAGTGTACGCTTCATTGCTATTTTTCTTTTGCTGTAATTCTTGCTGTTCTTTTTGTGTAAGTGGTGGGTCTGTATATTTACATATAAGCATACTATCACCCTAAAAATTTATAATCGTATCATCACTTATTTTAATAGACTGCTTTGTTGCATGGAGTACGGAACCAACATTTAAGTTTTTCGTTTTTGCCAGTGTTCTAAATACAGATAACTGCTTTGCGTCCTGTTCCTCAATCGGGAAAAACTGCCCCACACTCTGTGCTGCTACATCCATTAAATCCATACCTGGATACCAATTAATAACTTTTTCTTTTTGTTCTTCTGCTACTCTACTTGCAAGCCCTGTTGTATTGTTAAGCTTATTAGAATTCGGCAATATATAACGATATTCACGCAGAGAAATCGAAAAATATACATCATTTGTACCATCTTTTTCACTATAATCAAAGCTGTCGATACTAACATTAAGATTTATATTTGTATTAGATATAGCTAATTTACAAGGTTGTCCTTTTTGTGCAAAAGATTTTATTTTTTCAATATAACTATATGGACTATCTGGTGTAGTATTTACAATACCATCATATGCCTGTGCTGGAAAAAAGCTAGAAAACTTAATTGTAGTTAATCCACGTTTACCCAGCATATTTATATCACCTAAAGAATTTACATTTATTGTGCTATTATTATAAGCATTGCTTACTTCAAAAGAAGGTGGCGATACAGGAAAAGTTACGCTTTCCCCAGCACAGCTTAGAACTAACTTACAACCTGTATTTAAGCTAGAGCTTGAACTTATAAGGCTATCCACCGCCTGATTTAAAAACGATAAAATTGAAGCCATTACACCGCCCCCTCATTCATATTGATACTGCGTTTTTGAACCTGATAATATAGCTGTTGTGCTACTCTATAGGCTAAATCTTCAATATCGGCGTTTTTATCTGTAATTGTTACGCCATTTATATTTACATTTATATTTATATCTGTATTTTGTTTTGTATTTCCATACGTATTAACCGATTTTGTAATCGGTTGTTCTTTTTTTGCCTCATAAATTACATCATAATTGTTTATTACTGTATTATCTATTGTGTTCGTAGCAGGTAAACTGTCCCTATTAAAAGGGTTTTGGGGCATTTTATTTTGTTTAATATTTATTATCGGCTCCGATAAATTAACCGTATCAGAAACATTGTTCATCATTCCTGCTATATTTTTTATAATACTGTTTTGTCCTTGCATATAAGCAGTAACTAGGCTTTTATCGTGCGGAATAACACGTGTACCGCTCGGTAAATCGACAATTTCTGCACCTTTGTCATGAATAATTGCAGGACCACCGGAGAAATTTTCAACTCCGTTTGCAAATAACGGGATATTTAATCCCCCGAAAGTCTTACCGCCGATACCCGGAACAATATCCGGCACGGTGAACTGAATGGAGTTTATGCTCTTTATAATGCCGTTTATTGTTTCTTTTACGCCGCCTAATATTCCATCTGCAATACCTTTAATTGCAGAAAATACGCTATCGAAGATTTTAACAATGCCTTGCCATGCCATTTCCCAGTTCCCTGTAAAAACGCCGGTAAGAAACGTGATAATTCCTTCTAAGACGCCGAGAAAACCTGTTATAATCGCCGCCGCTACATTAATAGCTGCTACCACTGTACCGACTAATACATTAGCCGCAATAATAAAAGCTCCCACCAATACTCCACCAAAAATACTTGCTACAATCTGCAATACAGCAATTAATGGTTCAAATGCTCCCTGCCCATTTATTGCCATAGTAAAAATATTATCCAAAGCTACAAGTGCTGGAGAAATAGCAATTTTTAATTTTGGTATAACATTCATTAAACTGTCCCATGCAGGTTTTATTTTATTCCATGCACCAATTAAAGCTGTTTCAATACGTTTCCATAAGCTTATAAAATATGGACCAACCATATCCCAATTTTTATAAATAAGGTACGCTGCTCCTGCTATAGCAATTAAAGCAATTCCTAAAGGAGTTAATGCAAAAGCAAAGCTTGCCTTAACTAAGCCAAAAATACTTTTTGTTGCCTTTCCTATACCATTTGCAAAACTTTCCATTGCCTTACTCATATAAAAAGTTCTATACATTCTTAATAAAGATTCTGTTGCCAAAATTGCTGATGTTCTAATTTTCTGTAATCGTGTTATTACTGTAGTTTTTATAAAAGAAATAGGATTTTTAGGCATTGCATTTACTATTGCTGTTGTAATATCAGCCCATTTTAAAGCACGTATTTTATCATACTCACTTTTTATTTTTGTAGAAATATTTGTAAAAACAGGTAAAGAATTCCCATTTTGAGTAGTTTTTAATGCAATTACAGTATCTTTTAAGGTTTTATAAGCATTGGCTGTATTTAAAACAGCAAATTGTAAAGCCTTATTGTGTATACTTCCACCCATTGCAGCTCTACCTATATCGCCATAAAGTTTTACAATACCGCCACCAATACTTACGGCTTTACCTGCTGCTAAGGTAAATCCGGTAAATGCCACCGTACCCATTAAGATATCACCTATTAATAACTTTGTTTCCGGGGATATGGTATTTATCATATCGGCAAAACCACCGATAGCGTCCGTCATTGCCTTAATTTGCGGTGTCAGTACACTACCAAAATTAATAGCAAGACTTTCAAGGCTTCCCAGCATACCATCAATACTATTTTTTAGTGTACCTTTCATTACCTCAAATTGAGCCTGTGATGAACCTGTAGCACTATCCATAGCATTTTGAAGTGCTTGATATTCTTCTGGTGCTGTTTTTACAAGTGCTAAAAGTCCACTATATGCTTCTTCACCCGCTAGTGCCTTAGCATAAGCAACCTGTTCTGTATTAGAAAGGTTTAATATTTTACCTCGCAACTGTTCTACTATTGGTTGTAATCCAAGGAAATTACCCGATGCGTCCTTTACCTGTAGTCCAAGTGCTTCAATAGCTTCTGCTGCTGGTTTTGGTGGTTCAGAAAGTCGTGAGAATACAGAACGAAGTGACGTACCGATTGTACTTGCTTCTATACCATTATTTTTCATTATTGCCATTGCAGTGGCTAATTGTTCTATACTTACATTTAAAGTTGCTGCTGGCGCTCCTGCATACTGCATAGCTAAACCAAAATCTGCCATTCCAAGACTGGATTTATTAGATGCCATTTGTACAACGTCTGCAACCCTCATGGCATTTTGTGCTATATCACCTTGTTTTAGATTCCAAATATTAAGAGCATTACTTACAACATCGGAAGTCGTAGCCAAATCCTCACCACTAGCTACTGCTGCTGTAATAACAGATGGCATAACACCAACAACTTGATTAGCGTCATAGCCTGCCGCTGCTAATCTATCCATACCTTCTGCTGCTTGCGTGGCACTTATTGGAAAATCAGCGCCAAATTGACTAGCTTTTTGGCGCATCATCTCCATTTCTTCTGTTGTTGCTCCAGCTTTTGCCGCTGCTCCAGTTATAATGCTATCAAAATCAATAAACGCTTTGCCGCCAGCTACGCCTATTGCCGTAATTCCTGCCGCTACCGGCATTAAACTTTCTCCGACACTACTTATACCGCTACCGATTTTCTGTATATCTCTTCCAAGACGCTGATTAGTCTTTGCGGTCCGTTCCATTTCCCTTTGCACCGTTTTAAGCGGATTGGTAACACGGTCAACCAAGTTCAAAACTACATCAATTACCGACGGCATGATTAACCTCCCTTCATTTTTCTGACTTCATTTTCTATATCATCTAATTCCTGCCGGACAAATGCTTCAATTACTGTTTTCTCACCAAAATCCATATTAAAAAAATCCGACGGGTGCCAGTGATGTTTTTTATACAGCCAATACATCACCCGAACATTTCCGTCAGATTTTATCAGTTTTTTACTTCTTCAACGTTTTTTTCTTTTTCGTCAATATCATAACCGGACAATTTACCAATTTCATCGGCAATATTTGTAATTTCACCGGCTAAAAACAATTTTTCATACATATCAAACGGTGTTATCGCACCGAATTTTTTAAGTAATTTCGGATCGGCAAGATTAGGGCTTTTAATACCTTCACTCAATGTCAGGAGTTGCATTTTATATAAATCAACTTCTCTTTTCTTGCCGTTCATTTTAATTGCAGTTGTTTGAATTTCCGAATATCTTTTAAACGGAATAGGTTTTAAAGTCAGCTCAAATTTTGTTCCCAAAACATTGCTAAGGCGTGCAATTTCATAGGTTTTTGTTTCTTCTGCTAAAACTTTATTTACATCTGTACTTAATAATACATCAACTAAATTCATATTTATTATCTCCTTTAAAAATAAAATAATTGCAATTATATCAAGCGTCGGCTGTAACAGGCACTTCAAAGTCCGTAAAAGTAAAATCATAATCATCTTCTGTAAGTTTCTTGGCTTCCCAGTCCATAAGAGTAAGCTTATCAAAAGTTG